TATATTATGCCAGGAGTGACCGAGCGGCCGAAGGTGGGTGATTTGAAATCACCTGTGGGTCTGTAGGGCCCACCGGGGGTTCGAATCCCTCCCCCTCCAAGTATAATTTGTATATATAATTTGACAAAAAAATGGGACACCCTACCCCTCTGGACTTGTTGATTTTCAAGCCTGTGAAAGGTGTCCCGTCAAACAATTTTTAGCCCTCAAAAAAGTTTGACAAAAAAATGGGACACTTTATTGAGAATTTTTCGCAATACTAAAATCTGCAAATTTGCAGGTTTTTGTAAAGCATTGTCTGGGGTGGGGGCTGTCTTGTCCGCAATCTGCAATTTTTGCAGGTTCCGGACAGTGGGGTGGGCGCTGTGGGGTTTTTGGTGGAATCTGCAATTTTTTCAGGTTCCGCCAAAGATTTCCTTTTTTATTGGGTGCTGTCAGAAAATCCCGAGGGGGGCGGTTATATATAACTTAGTAGAAGGTTAAAACAAAGAAAGGAGGTGGTGTTATGGTAAAGCTTTATCTTTACGAAAAGTCTGTGGACGGTAAAACATTCTATTATGTAGAAATAGGGGCTGAGACGCACGGTAGACCGACATACAGAATGTGGATTAACAAGAGGCTTTTAACTGAGGAAATCCTTCAAGAAAGGTGGTTTCCTTTCCCAGTAAAGGGGGCGAGGATAGAGGAGGGGAAAAGTAGCAAAACTCTCATACTCAAGCCCGATCAGGACAAAAATGTTTTCTATTACAGCAAGAAGTGTGGCTTTAGAGGGGGTAGCAATGTAGAAGTTTATAATTGTGAGGATTGTAAGGTGTATAAATTCTGGATATACAGCTCACCACGCGGTTCCACGGGAATAAGTGAGGGCGTATTGGTAGAGACATCAAAAGATACGATAAAAGTGAAGTGGAGTAGGACTGGTCGATTGTATGGCTCTGCCCCAAAGGGTATAGCCGTGTTAAACATAGACGGTAGAGTAGAAGAGTTGCCGATCGAAGATGAAGAGCTTTTGAAAGAACTTGAATGAGGAGGGGAACAAGATGAGAGCTTTTGACTACCTTGTAAGATGCCCAAGCTTTTCTTTGATTTCCAGAAAGTTCCCCGATTTTGTGGAGTTTTCAAAGGAGATTGAGGTGGTGCCTTGGGCTGACGAATATGCAATTGCGGACAAAAACCCGGAGGTGATAGATAATCTTGAGTTTTTAGAAAAGCTGCTTGAGATGAAAGCTATTACACAGGAAGAGTTTGAAAGAGAGACTGCTAAGCTCCCCGCCTATGCAAGTAAAACGGGCGGGGTGGCTTTTATGGAAGAGGGAGTGGTATCATTCAGGGATGAAAACCCGCCCGAGCATATCATAGTCCATGAGGTAGGGCATTGTTATTTCCGGGAGCCGGATCAGATATGGAGCGCCTCGTATGGGGGTGGAGAGAGTTTGTTCTGGTTAATTATTAGAAACGATCTGCCGTTGAATGAACTTGCAATTTTCCAGTGGTACAGATTTCTAAGAAGAACTCTGGAAGGAAGGTTGGAAGAAGTAGCAGAAGAAATTGTGAGGAAGCTTTCCAAACTGAACTTGCCCGTGTCCCCCCACCTCTATACATATCAGCTGTGGGCGGGGACCATGGGCGTGGGTGCGGAGAAAATCCCATTGCATCTATTCATAGACTTGGAAAACAAAGAATGGGGACAGGTCAAGCTTTCAAAGGCTGGGGTGTTATCCTTTCTTGCTAATCTCATCACAGGGGCGGGCTTAGGGGATAGTATCTATCTTGCGTACTTGCAAGCTATTTTCCTGTCATGAGAATTAACAAATTTCACAAAAACAAGAAAGTTAAGGTCGTTGTCTCACAAAGTTTTAAAAGGTTAATGTTAAATTTAAAACTTGACAAAGTCAAAAATTGAGTATATAATTAAAACTATGAATAGAAACCTGATAGGAGGTGTAGCAATGGACAGGAAGCAGATGCAACCAACCCCCGCTGGGAGGGTATCCCAGCAAAACCTAATCCAAGAAGGAGGTGTGGCAATGAAGTGGGAAGTAAGGTTTATTAGCTATGATTATACTGCCGACGAAGAAGGGGAAAAGCTTTGGAGACATGTGGGAGAACTGTCTAAGCCCGAGCTGGCATTAGAGATTGAAGAGGAGTGTGATTGTGGGGACCGGCCTTTGCATAATAACGGGGGACATTACCACTACTGGTGGCAGATCTACAAGTTAGATGATGAACATTATCTTGTGTATATGAACAACAGTAGAGAAGCTTTTACTCCCTGGGAGCAAGGTTATGTTCATGTTTATAACGGAGAACTTGAATACAGTATATGGACTGAGACGATACAGGAAACCGACGCTTACGTATGCGGAAAAGAGGAGGTTTTTAAGTAGGTAGACAACATTTTACAAAATTACAAAGCTTATATATCATCAGGCAGTTTGGAAGCTTTAACCTAAAACCTAAATAATCGCCCCCACCCCACCTCCGCTGGGCGGGTGGCGGTGGGTTGTTTTAGCCCAGCAAAAAAACTTATAGGAGGTGTGTAGCTATGAGGATGAAGGATGTTAAGAAACTTTTAGTTGTAGGAGATGCTTGCATGAGTGATGAGGTGAAGGAGAAGCTAAAACAGATAGGTTTTAGCCAACTTCCAGAGGCTTTGAAACACTTTGGACTTTTGATATGGGATACGGATGATTATGAGGTTTATATTGAGTATTGGAACGGAGACAGACGATACAATGAGGGAGCGGAAAAAACAATGGAAATTATAGGAGAAGGGTTCTATGGAGAAGTGTATAGAATAGTTCCTTTTAGTTTATATGTTGTCCATCTTGCTACAGGAGGGTTTGAGGAATACTACAGCGTTCAAGTAGTGGATAAGGGAAACTTAGAAGAAGTCGGATTTCTTCGGACAACTGAGGGTTATATCTATTGCGGTAATCAAGATGACATTTCTGAAGCAATATCAAGCTTGGTGCGAATAACTCCCGTCGTGATTAAAGTATATTAGAGGAAAAGCCATGAAGAAAAAACGCCTACCCTTTCATGAATTTGCAGAAATAGAAAAAACCCTTTCATCCCTATCTCATCCTCTCCGTGTAGAAAGGAAGGGCAAAGGCCCTGTAAAGGTTGTGGATGAAGAGGGCAACTTCATTCAACTCATCTCATACAATCAACTCCCCGCCCTCCTCCTTTTCATTCAGAAAAACTGCCCGCATGCGGAGTAAGTCCGTGCGGGCTTTATAAAAAATTGCAAATTTGCAGTTTATAAACCAAGTTCCCACCTTCTTAAAAACCTGCCTTCTTCAAAGTTAAACAAGTCTGCTAAACTAAGCCCGTTTTTCTCTGCATACTCCCTTAGCCACCTCGGAGCCCAGCTTTCTAATGCCGTCTCGGGAATGTTAGGCTTTTCTTTCTCTTCCATGCCTTCACGCCGCACTACGGGAATTAGGTAGCACATACAATGCGGGTGGGCTGGTAAGCGTGGCAGTTTGTTTTTTGGATGCACACCTCTACCAAGCCCATAGTCTACTGTGGCATAAACATCGCAGATGTCTGGTCTCGGATGGCTTGCTGAAAGTCTCCATTGATAGCCCACCACCTCCTCCTCGTCCTTCGTGAGTTCTACTGTTGCTTTCAAATATGCGTGTGCGGTCTCTGTCCACGCTATTGTCTTTAGTCTATAAAGCTGCTTATCGTATATCCACCATTTGACCGCCTTGTCCACAAGCTCCATTTTCCCTTTACTTAGTGCCTCTTCAATCTCTTTCAACAGTTGCTTGCCTGCATAGTATGTCCCTTCCTTGCTTCGTTTCTCTATATACTCTTCAACCTTCCTTTTGACTTTCTCCCAAACCTGCCTGCTCTCTGCATTGACAAGCAAACCTTTCGTGCTTTGTTCAAATTCCCTAAGCCATTTTGGCAGCTGTTCTTTAAGCACTACCGCAAACTCTTGCTGTTCTAAAGTTTCAATTGTGTATTGCAGTTTATACATCAAAGCTTTGACGCCGTTATCGTATCGTATGCCTTCCATGATTGTGTTTTTCAGTCTTGCAATAGCTTGCTGTGAGAAGTCCCAAAAGCGTTCTGAAAGCTTGAGCCCGTCATCCCAGCGGTGATTGATGATCTCTTGTGCGAGTTGCATTGCGAGGGCATCTTTCTGCATTTTTGCAGTCTTATTGACCGCATCCACTACGTGCGTGATAAGTCTTGTGATTTTGTGATATAACTCTTCTGCAAGCTTTCTTAGCAGTTCTTCTGTCTGCTTGTCTATTTGATAGTTCTGTTCTTTCAGTCTCTCTATAAGCTTGTCAGTCTTTTTAGAGAAGTCTTTTTCAATCTCCTCCCATTCAGAGAGAAACCACTCAAGGAAAAGCTTGCGGACCTGTTCCCAATTCATAAGCCGAGTTCATTCTTCATCTGATTGTCTAAGCCTTCCAGTCCATCTATCTCGTTTTCTATCCGTTGCATTGTTGCATCGTCAATCTCGGAGCCGAGTAGCATCCTTGCGATGTATTTCTTGAGTTCTGCGTCAAAGGTGGAGGAGATATTCAAAGTCAAAGCATCCATGGCCTTCTTTAGTTCTCTCTCCACATCTCTATAGCTGAAATCTTTCTCGTAGATGATTGCACCTTTAAATCCGTCCTTGCCCTCCCATTTTGCTACCAAGTCCGCAATTCTGTATTCCGCTTGTTCCAGATTCTGTGCTATTTGTGTTAGCAAGCTGTTGAGGTTCTGAAATTCAAACTCTAAAGCTACTCCGCTTTTTTGCTGTTGAGTGCCCTTGATAAACTCAAGGTTTGCAAGAGAGTAAATCATGTCTATGAGGGTGTTGATGTATTCCAAGTAGACCTTTGCGGGGCTTTCAGGCGGCGCAATGAAATCGGGTTTCCCGCCCTTTTCTGGGTAGTATCCGATAAAGTTCTCGGTTCCGATGACGATATTCCGCAATTTTTCCTCCGAAATCTGATCTGGGATAGGAATAGTCAGGATTGGGAAGGTGGAGTTTCTCAGGATTTCTCTGAGTTCAGAGATTGCGTTGTATAAGTCCTTGCTAACCCTTGCGACGTCATGAACGAATGGAGGAACTATCACATCCGTGGGTAAAATCGGGTCTGTCCAGCTCACAGCCACCACGGGAACCTCTCCGAAGGGCGTCGTTCCTTCGTATGTCTCATTTCCTATCCGCACCTTCCACGCCCCTGGTGTGAATTCTCTCGTCATGTTCAGTTCAGAGAACACGATTTTTTGAATTCTCCCGTAGCTGTCTATTTCAATATCCTTCACCTGCGTAGGTAGGCGTATGGTTGCGTAGGGACGGATGCCCTGCAATTTTTCATGGGCTTTAGTGAGAACCTCTGCCTTAGGCTTGTCTATAATCACGAATACAGTTCCGTAAATGAGAGTTAGCTTTGCAATGTTTCTCATGAAGTCGTCAATGTCTGTACCTCGCAGGTCTACATTCTCACAGAACTCTGCGTATTCTGTGTTTGTTGCAAAGTCCCGTTGCGGTTCCACTCTGAAAAGGGCACCCACATAAGTATCAACGATTTTCTTTACAAAATTGGGGTAAATAGCAAGCTGTCTTCTGCGTGCGTATTTTTCGTCAGTCTCTCTTGGATATTTCACAAGGTAAGAACCGTCGCTGAAGCCACCCAGTCCAGTGTAGCTATCCCAGCAAAGCTTGTAATCTATCATCTTACACCTCCTACAGCCATTTGAGTTTTAAAAACTTGTATGGGAAAGCAGTCGCCCTCTCCTCTAAAGCCATGACTGCATAGACAAGGGTATCTACTATGTCGTCGTGTGCGGAGAAGGGGAACTCTAAAAGCTGTTTAACTGCTTCTTCCTGCCCTTTTGCAAAGTAGATCAGCCCGCTTTCAAAAAGAGGCACAAGTTTTTGTGCCCGTAGGACTTTATTTGCGTGAGGTTTGATACCTCGGATGGGTAGGCTTACTCCACGCTTGCTTGCTATCTCTTGTATAAGCTTTCTGTAGACTTCCTGAAATGCTACCTCTTCAAAAACAATCAGAGAAGGCTTAAGGCTTAGCTGTATAGAAATGAGAGTGTCTATGAGTTCATTAGGGGTGGCACGCTTGTTATATATAAATATGGAATATATACGCCCTGTCTCTTTGTCCCTACCCAGAACCGCTATGGCTGTGTAGTCTCCTTTCTCCTTTCCCGTTGATGGGTCCACGCCCGCTATGATGTCAAGCTTGGACAGGTCTAATTTCTCTTCGTAATACTTGATCCACTCAGGTCTAAATATCCTGTCTTCATCAGACAGGGGTTCGTTCATATACTCAGAAGCAAAAGCGTAGCTTCCGATTTCTTGCTTTTTCCTTTCCAATGCTTCCAGTGTCCAGAGGTAGGGATGTAAGGGCTTGCCCTCGTCGGTTATGGCTTTGTATTTCTTAGCAAACCAGCCCAGTTCTTGCCCTCTTGTGATGAGTTCATTGAGTAGGCTGTCGTAGTGAAGGATAGTTCCGATTACGAAAATCTTTGCGTTTTGGGAGAGACCCATCACCACCCTATAAAACCACTTCTTTAGCTTATCTCTGAGGGATTTGGAGTTTGCGTGTTCCTCGCTTTCTATGTCATCAAGTATGACTAAATCGGGTCTTTCTCCACGCTTGACTAAACCTCTTAGCTTTTGCCCTGCGCCCCGTGAGATCACTGTCGTGTGAACTGTGTCTATCCTCTCCACTGTAGCCCGCTTTATCACTTCTCCAAAATCCTGCAAAATTGCAGTGTTGTTTTCTAATTCCAATCTAATGTCCTCTAACTGTTCCTTTGCCCGTTGTTCTGATGCTCCGATACAGACAATGAATTTGTGTTTGCCGTAGAGGATAGACCACAGAACATAGCCCAGATAAATGAGGCTTGTTTTACCGTGCTCCCTTGGTGCTGCTACCACAACTCTTTTCATCTGCGGGTTTTCTAAAAAACTGATGATCTCTAACTGAAAATCTGCGAAGGGTTTTCTGAAAATATGCGGAAGGTATGTTTGGCAAAAGAAAGCAAAGTCGTTCCTTGCCCGTTCCTTTCTGTCCTTGTCCGCTTCTGAGATAAGAACCCTCTCTAAAACTCTGCTGACTGCTTTTTCCTTATAGCTCATGCTTTAGCTCCGCAATGATGCGTTTTGCGAGGTCCTCATCTAAATGTTTTGCTAAAGTCTTTGCTACTTTCTCAAGCACTTTCTCCGTGTGTTCTATTAATTGAGTTTTTGTCTTTTCTATGTATGCACTGCTACGAGAGAGATTGCTTGCAGTATGCACAAGCCTCATGAGGGCGTCTATCTTTGCATCTTCTACTTCTCCTTTCTCCTGCCACTCTGCTATGACTTCCAAAAGCAGACCTGTAGCAAGGGTTGCTAATGTCTGAGATTGTTGGAATGTGTCAATGTCCTCATCAGACAAAAGCCCGCTTCTCTTGAGTTCCAGTAGAGGTTTTAGTTTTTTGATTAGTCTGTGAATTGACGATCTGGACGCTTGGGCTTGTGGGAACCTGATCCTGATTTCTTGCTCTAACTCTCTAAGGGTTTTCCCTCTTTCGTATTCCTTCACGGCGTATTCTTTCGCTTCTGGGTATCTATCAAGAGAGTGTCTCCTTGCCATCAAACTTCCTCCACATGCTCATCAATGAGTTCCTTTTCCATCAAGGCTTTTCCTTTAGCGGTTAGTCTAAGCTTTTGGATTTTCGTGTGATGCGTGGGCAGTTCAACCTCAAGCACTTCTATGTAGCCCTTGTCAAGCAGATATTTAATGTTCTTCTCAAGTAGTTTTTTGCTGTCTGTGAATATTCTCCAGTCCGCCAGCAGTGCTTCTATCATCTTGACTGTCAGGCTGTCTGGATACACTTGTTCTAAAAACTTCAGAATGAGATAATTGACTTGCTTTCTCATTGCTTAGCCTCCAGCTTATGCAAAAGCTTTTCTATCTTCTCTTCAAGCTTTTCTAACCTCATTTCCATGCGTGCCTCTACTTTGTTTTGGAACGCTAAGAAGTCCTCTTTCCTCAAATACTCTTTAAGCATCATCTTCTCAATCTCTGCGTTCTTTTGCTTCTCTTCCTCTAAGTCCTTTTGGAGTTGTTCAAGCGACTTCATCATGTTTGCCATCGTGGTCTTTATGATTGCGTAGTTGATTACAATTGCTACAAACGAGGAGACTGCAAAGACAATAATGGCGGGATGTGTCAAAAGCTGTTCCATCACTCTTCTACCTCCAGAACCTTTCTCATCAGGTCCTCAAAAGCTAAACGGGCGTTTATGCCTACTCCTTCGTATTCTTGGTCTGAAATTTGCACTGTGAGGAAGACAAGCTTTTCCTTTTCAGACAGTCTTTCTGTGCGAAAACTGCAATTTTGCAGTTCTTTCATTCTGCGTAAAAACTCACATACTCGCCTCGCAGTAATACGCATAGTGTGGAATATAGAAGGGATGGCTTTGTGAATTTTCCTATTTTGCGTGGCTTAAGGGAGGAAGCCAAAGGTGTTTATGTTATAGAAAGCGTAGTAGTCGGGCATTGAGATTCTTCTGTTGTATGTGCGTGTTTTAATGCTTAGTTTAGCTTGTGCGGGTTCAAATTTTCTCGTTTCTATTCTAAGCAAGGTGGAGGCGTAATTGCTGTTGTCTGCAATAATACGGATGCGGGCTTGCGGGCGAGGGAATGCTCGGAGTGTCATTATGTATAGCTGGGCTTGGGTAGGTCCGATGGTTTGTATTCTCAGCTTTGCTTGGGCTTTGTTTTCTGTCTGTATTCTTAGCTTGGCTTGTATGGAGTTAGCTGTATATATGCGGAGACGGGCGGAGGCGTAGTTGCTGTTGTTTACGAAAATGCGGAGTTTGGCGGACGCTTGGTAGGGGAAATTGAATGTGCTTAATGGGTGGGAAGGGAAGTAGTATTCAATGACACTATATGTATAACTGTCTATAAGGAATGTCCGAACGGGGGTTCTGAAACTCCCGTAATACCATGTGTAGCTGGGGCAGAAGAGAACACCATCTGTCGTGTGTTGCCGGATGTAAGTGGGGCGGATGTTTACTCCATTTGGAGTATACCATACTGAACTCGGGGCGATGTATTGTGCGTAGTTTGTTATTTGTGTGATGTAGTAGGGGAGAATTAGTTTACTCATTCCAATCTCCCCAGTCATTCCAGTCATCCCAGCCTTCCCCGCCGTCTGAGGGAGGGCTTGGGCATGGTCGTGGGTGTATGAACATGCAATAAGCCGGACTACCGGTGGGTTGTATGCGGTATGGTAGATGACCCAGGCTATTGATTAATGCCTCTTCTGGTGTGAGGAATATGCCTAGATACTCAACATCACCTAACCCATGAATCGCAGAATCGTGAAATAGCACTAACCTTTCTTTTCTATTTTCAATTGCAAGCCGGTAGTCCTGCGGGGTAGCCTGTTCTGGGTCGGGCATGCGTGAAAAATAAACTTCATGAGCCACAACAATCCATCTTTGTTGCTGAAATAGAAATTGTGCGACATTCAAGTAGAGCGGGGGATATGGGACAGGTAGGTCAGGGAAAACATATAGTCTACCGTATTCATCTTTACGTGGTCTCATGTTTGTAGCGATCAGAGGATTTGTAGTGGCTATGAGAATGCGGGGGCGGACATCGTGCTGTGGATAATACTGCCATTGCAATGCGATCGCCTCCGAAGAGGGGAGGATATAGTCGTTTATTTCTGACGAAAAAACTTTAACGTTAACTCCGACAAACGAAGGGAAAGACAAAAAATATCTTATCTCAACACTCGCCTGCGGTGGTGGTGGATTTGGCGGTGGTCTTTGCGGCGGTCGTTGTGGTTGTGGGGGAGGGCAAGCAACGGGTGGGTATAGTGGGGGAGGCCAATATTCCCTTACCATTGCCACACCGGCTCCAACTCCATACAAAAACGGTATACAACTCATCTAACTTACCTCCTCAACTAAATTTATTTCCGACACTGCATAATCTTTCGTAATTCTGTGCGTGTAGCCCACAACTCTAAACTCTTTGCCTTTGAACTTAATCTTGTGATAGAGGTCAAGTTCTGGGAGTAGCACGCATTTCAAATATCCTCGCTCTTGTAGATTTAGCTTGAAGTGTTTCAGTAGTCTATTTATATCCGCTTGATTTTCAAGTATCACATCGGAGTTATTGATTTCAATCATCGCAAGCGGACAGGAGTTTTCATCTTTTGCCTCTACCCTATACCTCCAACCCTCGCCCTCTGCTGTCATTGTGATTGCAATGGGTTTGGGTTTTGGTAATGTGTAATCAAATACGACAGAGTCTGTTAATTCAAAAGTGTTTTGAATGTATTCCACATCTGTGCCCACGGGTATACCGTCATCGTTGATTTTGACGATAATGTTTTGAGGGAACTTACGGAGAACTTGGATTACATCTGTGAAGTTGTTAACAATTATGGGTTTTATAAACTTTGCGGTGCTGGGAGTTTGCACTATTGCACCAAGTGCGTCAAAAACCCGGACGGGATAGGAGGGAGGCCACCGCACCGCAAAAGGTGCGTCCAAAAACACTCTGTAGCCACTCACATCATCAACTATCTTCTCAAAAGCGAAAGCCCATCCGAGTGTATATTCAAGGACTGGGAAGATGGTTGGGAACCTAACCCGCACTCTTGCAATTCTGAAAGCAAGTAATGCGTTGGGCGGGTAGGGGAGGGCGTTGCTTTGCAGAATTATGTTCAAATTCCACGGAGTGTCCGGGAGAGGGAGAGAAAAAGAAGACGACTGAAAATATTCAGCTTCTGCCACAACATCGTAATAGTCAAGATAGATTGTGAAAGGGTTATATGTATGATTGAAATAATCAAAGATATATCTGTAAAGCACACTTGGCGGATCTCTCCACGGATAGTTTGTGAGCTCTTCCGTGTGGGTTTGTGGCGCCTCTCTCCCTTCGGATTGTCTTGCAGTGTCGTAGCCCCAGAAACTCAAAAGACTGTCAAGTCTTTGCCTGAAGGTGGGATTTACCAGTGTGTTAAACGCCTCTCTTGTGATAATAATCGTGGGCTGTATATCTGCACAGTTCAAAATTGTTTCGTAGTATGCACTCACTCTCCCGCATGGCTTTTGCTGTGCGTTTTTTAGCCTGCCCCTAAACAGATGTGCCCCTGCAAAGCTTATTGCAACTTCCTGCGGAGGCGTATAGTTAATAAACTCAATCTGTGCAGATTTGAAATAGCTATTCTCCCTTGCGTGTATTTCAACTGAAATTGTTTTGTCTAACGGCACTCCCCTTAACAAACACGGGAAGAAATAGCTTCTACTCATAGCACTACAAACCTCACTGTTCCTTTGTAAATGTCCACCCCTTGTCTTGTCCTTGTCGCAGTATCCACCATATCTCCCGCCACATACTCTAAATTCACTTCCGTGATCAATGCATAGAAAGAGACATCCTCGTCTGCTATCATAGTCCTTGTCCCAAGCATAAGCCCAAGTGCCCTCGCTTGCGAACTTGTGCAAGTGTTTATGACGACTTCTTTTTCTGAGTTGTCTTTGCCTTCTTCTTCTATTTGCACATTGAGAGAAATCTGCCCCCTGCTATACTCCGTGCCGTCTTCTCTGCAAAAGACATACTTCAAAACATAGCGATCGTATTCGTCTGTGATTTTCACTGTGATGATGTCTGATTCTGTAAGTCTGTAAAGTCTGCCGTATATGTCTGTTGCCCTGAAAAGCAAGCCCTCCATACGGACTACAATAGACACAATCTCTCCCACCTGTGCGGCGCCCGGAGAGGAACTATGCACGGATACGGAGCCCGTTGGTGGCGACCCTCCTACTGCAGAACTGCAGTTTGATATGTATTCTGTGCCGTCTATGGCATAGAGAACACTCCTTCTCTCATCTTTGCTTTTAGCGCTGCAGGGCGGGAGGACAAGTGAGTTGATTCTTTGAGTTGTTGCTTGTTTTTTGATAATAGAAGCAGGAGCCCGCCCGCCCCACTTGTTGCGTATCCATGCATCATTTAATGTAATTGTTCCTATTTGCACTGCCATCTTGCTACCTCACTCTCAAAGCCTCACCTGTTTGTGCATTGACTATATCGGCATAAATCACTATCCTTCTGCCGTTCAAACTTTCTATCTGCGCCTCCGCAGCAGATAGGTCAAGTTCTATGCGAGGTCTCAGGTTCTCAAGTTGCATAATCATTTGAGAAATCTTGCTGACTTGCTGTGCGTAGAAGTCTTCAAGCTGTCTTGCTTGCTGTATGAGACTATCAGACACGCTTGCTTGAATTTGCTGTAGCTGTCTCATTACAGAATCTACAAAAGTAGCACCAAACAGCTTACTGAAATCCACCCCCTCCGCAGTGGGTGTTCTCTGCAAAATTTCAGAAAGCTGAGAGACCATGTTTTTAGCTTTCTCAAAGCTTCCTGTAATGCTTGCGAACATTTCCGTGAGTGCTTGCTTGGGCACGGAAAGGAAAGTCTGGAAGGCTTGTGTGAGGTCTTCGGGAGTTAGTTGTTTGAGGCCATCTCTGATTTGCTGGACTAAGTCTTGATACTTCATTTTAAGTATTTCTATCTGTTGCGGTGTTAAGCCTTGTGCGATTGCTTGCTGTATTTGATTTCCAAGGTCTTTTGCTTGTTGGACAAGGTTTAGTATGTTTGCTATTTGTGTAATGGGTTCCTGTTGTGTGGTAAATCCAAGTTGAACTTGTAGTTCTTTTGGAATAAACTTGCCGATTAGTTCTTGTCTTTCTTTCTCAAGCTGTGCAAGTAGATTGTTTCTTTCTCTTGTGAGTTCTACCACTTTTCGTGCGTAGTCTTGTTCTTTACTCCATGCGTCCTTGAGAAAATCCTCCAGTGCCTGCCTCCTTCTCCAATAGCCCTCCACTGTTGCCTGTGCTATCTCCAGTTCAGTCTGCAATATTTCTCTTAACACTTGCTTGCGTGCTTCGTCTTCTAAGTTCTCTTTGAGTAAGTCTTGCAGTTCTCTAAGCTTTCTCTTTAGCGTGTCTATTCTATCCTCTACATCTGAAGTGTCTAAAGACAGTTCAAGCTTTTGAGAAAATGTTTTAGCTTCGTCTTGAAGTGCAGTCATAATGTCCTGAAGGGTTAGGCTATCCTTCAGTTTTTGCTTCATTTCCTGCAATTTTGCAATTGTCTGTTCTTGATCCTTGAGGGACTTCAAAATCTCTTCTACTTGCTGTTTAGAAACTTTTCTGATCGCCTGTGCGGTTATCTGCCCTGCTTGGGCGATCTCTTGTGCGGCTTTTTGTTGTGCTTCTTTGTATCTCTTAGCGTCCTCCTCTGCCAGCTCCCGCATCTTTGCAGTGATTTTGAGGCTTTCCCGCAGTTCTTCTTCTGAGATACCGAGAAAGCGACCAATGCCCGGAATTTTGCCGATCAACGCCCTCAGTCTGTTAATGCCGTCAATTATGAATGTTTCTATTCTGATTAACCACTTGGTGAATGCTCCTTTAGTTTGTTCATCCAGCCACTCCCGGAGCATCTCGCCCAAGTTCCAGCTGATTAAAGCAGTAGCCACTATCACATTTAGCCGTGAGAATAATGCACCCAGTCCCGCTATTGCAGTCCCGCCCACCGTGCTGAGAGTTCTCAGACTTCCGATCAAGGCTTCAATTGCTGACTTCAAAGCAGAAACAGCTTTTACTACGATGTAGATTTCAAGTGCTTTAGTAATAAACCCGCCAAACTCCGTTGCGAGAAATCCTACCACCTTAGCCAGCGTGCTTATGATGCGATAGAGATTTGTTAGTGTCTCTGAGATTTTCTCCACTAACTCCCGCCCTTCAACGGATAGTTCTATCTTCCCGTCCTTGACTACCAAAAACCTTGCCACAAACTCATCCAAGTCCTTTTTGATAACCTCAAACACCTCCGCAGTAGCCATTCCTGCAAAGACTTGAAAAACTTCTTTAGCTTTAGCCAGCAGTCCCGTAAAGCTTCCTTCTACGTCTTTAGACGCAAACTGAAAACCCTGCAATCTTGCAGTTAACTCTTGAAACAGTGTCCCTTGTTCTTTCCATCTATTGACCATTTCGTTAGTGATTCCCAATGACCTCGCCAGCTGAGAGTTCATATCAATCGTGCCCATCAGAAGGTCTCTGGTCTCCTGCACTACTTGGTTCATTGGTAAACCTAAGCCTGCCACGGCATTGGAGAGTAGCACTACAAACTGAGAAAACTCTTTGAGATTTCCGCCAGCACTCAAAAAAGGTGCCATTATGCCTTGCGATATTTGGACAAGATCTTGGAAAGTAAGGACTGTCTGCAATCCTGCGATGCGTAGTTCATTGAGTAGCTGATTTGAAAGCTTGATTGCGTTTGCGTATTTCTCTGCACCTTCTACGAGTTTGCCCTGTTCATCCCTTATCTGTGCAATAGATGTAAGAATACCTGCAAAGCCAATTCTTACTTGTTCTATCTGCTTGTTGAATTCAATACCCTCTTTGATAAAGCCCACAAAGGGCAATGAAAGGGCTATTGTTCTTATGGTTGAAGCTATGCTTTCAAACTGACTTGCAAGCTGTTTAGCAGACTGCGTGCTTTGTTCTATGTTTTCCTGCAATTTTGCAGTCCAGCTGACGTCTATGCCCTGTAGTCTATTTCTAAGTTCTTCCAACTGTGCCCGTAGCTGTCCGACCTCTGCCCTAATCTCTAATACGAGTTGTTCATTGATCGCCATCGCCAAACTCCTGCAAGAGTTCTTCTATGCTTTCTTCTTCTCCAAACACGCTGTCTATATCTTCCTTTGAACCCCATACTGCGAGTTTGACGAGGAACACAAACTCCTTCCACTCCCGCATCTTTCTTTTGTAGTAAGCAGACAGCATCTCACGGAGAAAGGGTAAGGGATAGTTAAAGACTTGATGGTTTGCACTGATGAGTTCTTCTACGATTTCTGAGAGAGTAGTTCGTTTGCTTTCTGAAGCAGTGCTTTCAGTTCTGTAAAAAAATCCGTGTCCTCCTTTAGCACATCTATGCAAGCGTTGAAAATTTTCAGTGCGTCTGAGGGTTTGAGTTCTTCTATTTCTTTCTGTCCCAGACCCGTCATCGCACTCATAAAAGGGACTGCGGATTGCAAATATGCAGATGGTTTTAATTGCCCTTGTAGGATGTCGTTCAGAATTTGAGATATAAGTTCAGAAAAGCGTATAAAGTCTTTGAAAGTCAAACTCCTCACTTGCACTTCTCTACCATCTGAGAGTCGGACAGTCTTCACAGTCTCATACTTCATACATCCACCTCCAATATTGCGTTCGTTGTGAGAATCCAATCTTCCCAGATAGCTGGTGCCTGCTCAGGTTCAAATATCCGCAGCCAAAAGTTTATAGCGTTTGCCACGCCTCCGAGAACTTCTGTGCTGATGTCAATGGAGTTGTTCTTTGGATTTGTTGCGAGGTCTGATTGTGTAAGTGCCAATACCCAATACGGTCCGTCCGTTTCATCGGGTTGGTGGATGGTGGGATTGGTGTCGTTGATGGTTATGGTTATTTGGTCTGTGCCGGGATTGGAAGCAGCTTGGCATTTTTTAGTGCTGTCTGGAGAACCAAACCAAAGCTGGATGTCTATGTATGCTCCGCCTCCCGCAGTGTTGAGGACGATGTTGATCGGCGTATTCAGATTAACTGGCTGTGTGAGATTCTCATCAAGATAAAACCCAAATGCCATTACCTCACTCCTCTTGAGATTATCTGAGGCTTAGTTGTAAATGTTCCTTCAAATTTCACGCTTAGCCAGTCATCACCAATAAGCTTCAGTTCCCCCGAGGGGGTCAGGGATACATCCCCAATCACATCCAGCACCTGCCCTTTAGGTGGGTCGCCTTTGAACCACAATGTGCCCACTATTTGATATTTCTGCCCGCTTTGAAGGGTAGTCTTGGTCATTGCATCGTAAGAGTAATCAATTCTTAGATTTGTGCCGTTTGTAATATTCCCACCCGGGACTATGTATATTGCTCCTGCCTCGTAATCTATTTCATAGTCTACACCCTCTGTGTATGTAGTGGGAGATGCTGCATCGTTGGTAATTACTGGTGCGGGAGTTCTTTTGATTTTCTCATGTGTAAGCTTATACCAAAAGCCTTGCTTGACGCCGTTTACAGCTTCATCTACTACAGACCCTGCGGTGATGTTTGCGTCTGTTCTGCTCGCAAGGGCGAACTTCTCAAGGGTCTCAGTTCTTAGTTCGTCAATCTCAAAGCTGACGTTGAAGTCTTGAGATTTCACTATTTCCGCATCTTTGACTTTTATACCCGATGCAGTGGAGTAGTGTTCAAGCTTTTCAGTTTTCACTGTAAGACTGAAATCTTTCACGTTGCCGAAATCTTCAAAGCCGGCTTCTCCTATAGGCTTAAAAAGTAGCATCCCTCTACCAAGCGTATAAACCTTTGTGCTCATGCTTTGAGAAAATAAGGAGAAGGAGTTTTATTGTTTTCGCATTTTGCGAGGGTGGGCTATAATTCCATTCATGGCTAAAAGGCTGAAGGTTGATATAATCAACCCGGCTATAATCAGGGAATTAGCAACTAAGTCCCCAGAGGATGCAGAAAAGGCAAGAAAAAAGTATAAGAGTTTTGACAAATGGTTAAGAGGTGAGGACTTTCCCACCTACAATCAGCTTGTAGGGCTTTCAAAAATATTTGGAGTTCCTTTTGGAGACTTCTTCTTGGACAAACTCCCAGAAATAGAATTTCCAATACCCCACTATAGAACATTTGAAGAAGAAGAGGTTTCTTGCGAGGATGATTAGAGTTCTACCCTCTTTATAGCCTCTACCGCCACGCCCACAATTTGCAAATCTGCAGAGGGTTGAAGCGGTGGGTATTTGGGATTATCAGAAGTTAGCACAATAGAACCGTCCACTCTCGTAAGCCTTTTCACAATGAGTTCTCCGTAATGATTCCGCACTACTACCACCTTCCCACTCGGAATATCAGATCCGTCGCCCACATAAGTCTTAAACACTACAAAATCACCATCGTGTAGGGTTGGCTCCATGCTATCGCCATGCACTTGAACTGAGAACTTTCCGCCTTTCTGGAATGTTTCTTTGCTAACAAGGACATAGCCCACCACATCCATGTCCGCAGGGCTTTCTGGAAATCCTGCCCCCGCACGCCCTACAACTGGAATACGAACAAGCTTTTCAAGGACTTCTCTTGTTTTTGCTTCTAACTCTTCTAACAATGCTTTCTCTTTCCTCTCCCACATCTCCCCCTGCCCTGTTTTTAGCCATTCGTAAGAAACGCCGAAGGTGGAGGAGATGAGTTTTAAGGCTGTGTCGGGGATTTCCCTTTCTCCTGCCTCCCATCTATTGATTGTTTTCCATGAACGACCAATCTGCTCGCCCATCTCTTTCTGTGTTAATCCTAAGAGTTTTCGGATTAAGCGTATTCTTTCACCTGTTGC